CGGGTTCATAGTTTCTCCTATCTTTAATTTAAGTTACCCATCATTAAACAAAAACGATGGTTTATCGTCAATATAAATATCTGCATTTACAAAATTGTATTTTGCTTTTCTTGAGGTATACACAACTTCGCATGGAACATTTGCAATGGATTCATGCGGAAAACGCATTGTTAAAATTATTACTTTGTGCCCTTTTTTGGTGGCCGCACATATAAATGCGTCCCACAATTCCGCATCTGCTGTGTAGGTTCCGTCGTAATCAAGGGCAATCAGTAGTTTCAATTATTTTCCTATATTTTTTTAGGCTCTTGGAATATCGCAATCGGCAGCGTGGTGTAGTCGCCGTCCAGCCAAGCAATGGCGACCTGATCTGGCGGCTTTGGCACCCAGCATCCGCTGATGGTGCGTTTGCCGTCAGTGATGACGGCCCACAACGCACGCTCTTGACACGGGCCTGCGACGTTGTGCAACTCAAGGCGGATGTTCTCGTTCGTCGCAATCGCCACGACGTTGGCTTGCGCAGCACTAGCCGCCAGGATTAGGGCCAGTGCCGCGTGTTTCATTCGCCTTCCCTGCCTTGGAAATGCAGTCGCCCCCAGCGATACAGCAGAAAGCCGATCTGAAGTACGAGGTAGAGCAGCGTCGCCCACAGAATCATGTCGTTGACCTGCATACCGGCAATTGTGGCACCCGCTACCGTCACAGGAGGCGCGGCCTTTGTGACTTCCGTCACGATGTCGGACTTCTGTTCAAGGGTGAGGTTCATGGCGCGGTCAGGGCGTTGATGGGTTCGGGGGCGAGGGCGTTTTCTGCCTTGCGGGACAGTTCGCCGATTGTCGGCGCAACTGCTGCGCGCGCCGCAGGAATGACTGCTTGACCGACGCCAGACGTGGAAATGTCGGTCACAAGCCGCAACAGCTTCTGGCGCTCCTTGATTGGCAAGCCGTCCAGCAAGTCAATCATTCCTTGGTTGGACTCGGCCGCCTTGCGGATCATGTCGATGGTTTTCTTGTTGACGCGCTTCTCAACGTCGGCAAGTCGCATGTTTGCAGCAGTGATGGTCGGACTGAACCAGTTGGGAAGCCGCAACTTTGCGCGATTGGCTTCCAAAATTTGCGCCAATTCGCCCCTGCCGCCGGCAGCCTTTTCTGCTGCCAGTTTGTCGGCCTCGACAATTCGCGCAACCTTGTCCAGCGTTGGCATCTCTGCAGTCATCTCTTTAAAGATGCTGTAGCGGCCAGGCCCGAAGATCGCCTCCACCGCGTCAGGGTTGTCGCCGCGCACCAGCCTGACGTAATCCTGCGGGTTGCCCTTGAACATGTCCAGCGCCTGCGCGGCCATCTGCTTGCGCGCAATAACGTCCATGCCTTTGCTGTAGGTGTCAAGATATTGACGCCATCCAGTGCCGCCCGCCTGCTCGATTGCGTTGTCAATGAGCGGGCGAAACTTGTCCACCACTGCCGCAGTGACTTTGGCTGCCGCTTTCGGGTCGTCCTGCTTCAGAACATCCCGCACGCGCTGCGCCACGCCTTCCTTCCGCAGCGTGTACAGATCGTGCGCGTCAATGACGCCACCGTTCCGCTCTGCCAAATTCAGCAAATCGTCTTTCAGCAGCGACATGACTCGCGTCACATCCGTGCTGGCGCGAATGCCTGGCGTATTCAGCGTTGTGTCAATGCGCTGCACCACAGGATTGATGTCCAGCGGCCGCAGTCCATACGCCTCTAGGCTGCCAATCTGTCGATCAATGAAATCCCGCTCCGCTCGACGTTGACGGGAAATGTCGGCAAACAGATTCGACGCCTCCTGCTGCTGGGCTCCAGCCGCCGCTTGCACGCGCGCCGTTTGCCGGGCGCTGACGGATGGAATTTGCCCGGGAACCACGCGCTGCAACTGCTGAACGGCAGACTCTGTGCGTTGCGCGGCTTCAGTGCCTGTACGTCCTGATTCTTGCAGGGCCGATACCATTGAGCCCTGCTTTTGCTGCCTGCGCGGCACCAGCGCATTCATCACTCGCTGGGCTTCGTTCGCCGCAGCAAGTTCCGTTTCGCGCATCGGCGACGTAATATCGGTCAGCTGCTGTTTGCCTGCTTCCGCAGTCTCGCGTGCCGCAGTGGCAGATGGGCCGCCCGCTAGGCCGGCCAATTGAGACTGAGACAGAGCCTTCTGCCGGCGCGCAACGTCCGCAGCAAAGTCTGTGGGCTCAAAGGCCAACAGCGCTTGCCAAGCCTGCCGAGGCGACCCCGCCGTCGCTTGGGCCGGCGTCATGCCGGGTTCTGCGCCTTGCAGTGCGGCGCGAATGTTTTTCGCTTCCGGCCCTGCCGCCTGCCGAGCGATGTTGACAGCTTTGTTCTGCGGCAGCGATCGCAAATAGTCCAGTCCACGCGCGCCGGTGCGAATCGCAGACGCGGCACCTCGCCCAATCAGTTCGCCGGCAACCGCTTCTTGCACCGCGCCTTGCACGTCAGGCTGCTGGCCTTGCAGCAATTCAGCCCCAGTACGCGCCCCAGTAAAGCCGGCGATGCCGCCAGCAACGCCGCCTGCAGCCGCTGCTACCGGACCAGCGGGGGCCATCGCAGCGGCTCCGCGAACGGCGCCTCCTGCAGTTGCAAGCATTTCTGCGGATGGTTGAAAGTTTGCCACGCGGGCCATTTGGCCTACGTTTCGTTTCATTCCCTCCAAGACCCTGCGGCCAACAGGCACTTCTGCCGCAGGAGGAGCTTGATGCGGCCCAGCGCCAGGAATTTGGCCCGGCGGTGTTGTAGAAGTTTCTGCTCTGCGGCGACGCGCACGCGCAACCGCAAGTGCGCGCTGCTGCTCAACAGTCATTTCCACAGCGATTTCTCCTCGTCGGTCATGTACTTCCAGTCTTCGGCGTCAACGCCAGCAGGAACTGCGGATGACTGGGGTGTTGCGGCGCGAACCGCAGGCTGTGCGGCTGCGGCCTGCGCCTGAGTCTTAGACTTTTCCATCAGGCGAATTATGGTTTGCGCTGCCTCTTTGCGAATTTTTGTAGGGACAGTCGGATCTGCCAAGCGGCCAGCGGCCTCTTTGTACGATTGCGTGTCTTTGTCAGACTGCGGGCCCTCAAAACGCGGAACGCTTTTCAACACCAAGTCTGCAATTGGTTGCAACTTGCCAATAGCAATCGCACCAGGCGTTGCAACACCAACCATGCCGGCAGCAACGTCCGTTGCGGCGCCGACGCCACTTCCTGTGGACTGGTCAATTAGACCGCCAGGCGCGCTAATGTCCCGAAGCTCTTTGATTGTGGTTTCAAGGTTAGTCACCCGTTGCCTTGCATCCATTTGCGCTTTTTCCGCCGCTGGCGTAGGACGCCCTTCGGCCAACTCCACGCGCCTGCGCTCAAGCTGTAAACGCTCCGCATTTTGCGCAAGTTGTTGGTCAAGCCTTGCGGTAGCCTGCGCATCTCTGCTCGCCTGCGCTTGAACGCGCTGACGCTCAAGGTCTAGCCGCTGCGCCTCCAACTCGGCGCGTTGCCGGTTAATCCCTCGCGCCTCTGCCGCTCCCGGCGCTTCCGGCGCCGCGCCCATCGCTTGCGACACAACCTCTTGCCGGAACGTCGGACTGGATGGGTTCATGTCAATAAACGCCACCCTGTCTCCAAGCTGCACCTTCTCCAGCTTTGGATTTTGATCCGCTCGCGCACGGTACAACTCCTGCCCTGCCGGCGACACAAGAGCTTCTCCCGGCCTAACCACTGACGGTCGCTGATCAGCCCTCCCGGCGCGGGCCGCTTGCACCATCTTGACACCCAGCTCCATCTGCGCCTGTGTCTTGCCGTGCATCTGCAAAAGCGTGCCAATCTCCTCTGGATCGTAGCCGCGCTGGCGAATCTCTTGCAGCGCTTGCTGTTCCGCCATGCTTTGCTGCGACTGCATCTCCTCCTGCCGCATCTGGCGCATCGCATTCAGCGTCGGCTGGATCTTGGCGAACGACTCAAACTGCGACTCCGGCTGATACCGGATCTGCGGGATGTTTCGCGCTTGCGAGATGATGCTTGCGTCAATCGGCATATCAGCCCCCAGCGCCGACGGAGCGGCCGTAGATGTCTAGAAACCTTCCAAACAGCTGGTTCTGCTGCTGCTGGTTCTGGTAGTTCT